AGCACGTTCCTGACAAAACTCTTCTGTCCTGTCAGTCAACCACTGTTCATCAATCTCACGATCTGTGAGTTGAGAAAGATATTTGATGCATGGCTCAAAGTCATTTTCATCTACATCGTCATTGTCAAGAGTGATACCAAGAATCTCTACAGTCGGTAGAGTGTTATATTCTTCAACGTGTTTCTTGATATATCGATACAGAGTTTTTTCTGTGAAATCGTTGAAATACTCATCTTTAAGAAATGGAAGAACTTTCCTCGAATAATTCTCGTTGTGAATGAGATGACTCAGTATCTGTGTTTCCAGTCTCATTTTCTTCCTTTTCATTCAAAGCAGTGATGATAATATGTACTAGAATTCCACCAAGATGATTATTGAAATGAATATTATTTTCAGTCAATTTATGTGGATTTTCTACGAAATCAAAATCAAATTTCAAAGTTGCTTCGTCTTTTTTATCGATTTCTTTTACAGATATTGTATTGTATCTAATGATTGTACCATTATAACGTTTGTCTGTCAACTTAATAGGTACAGTTGATTTACCATCATCTAGATGATCTGCTATCTCATAAGTATCATTATACTGTGAAAATTCTTCAAGATCAATCTTCGGCATCGTCCGTCTCGCTCTGATCTGTTTCTCCATATTTGAATTCCTTTGCGGCGGCCTGTTCTAGTCTTTCCATAATATCTTCTGTAAAAAACTTCTCAGGGTCTGTATTAATTGCTTTAGCAAAATGTTTAGATCCATCAGGAAACTCATAACGAGTTGATACCTTCTTTATAACATCGTACTTCTCAGCAAGTTCAAGGAGACCATAGTAACGATCCAAACCAGTCGTATAGTTCAAACGTACCTCAATCGTCTTATTTGGCTTGGTAAAACGTGACTTTTGTGTGGTAACTTTGATTAGATTACCTTCATCCTTTTCAGTATCTTTATCTCTTTTCTTTGAAAGAAAAAGAATTGTAGAAGCGGTATACTTTAGACCAGAACCACCAGACATTACTTTCGTTGGTATATAAGAACCAACTGCATCATATGTATGGTTTGTAATAATCATCGGAACCTGCGCTTTAGATAAACGTAGACCTAGAGTACGAAACGCAGCCTTAATTACTTGCGCCTTGGTCATATCCCGAGTTTCTTTACCCTCGGTACTATCTTCCATTTCTTTTGTTGTAGATAATTGACCGAGAGAATCAAGAACCATCATCATTGGTGGTCTATTATTTTTGTGTTCTGTGTATCTTTCTAAAACTTGTAACGCATTATGTCGAAACTGCTGAATTGTTTGTGGTTCAGATACAACAATACGATGAATGTCAATACCACGAGTAGACATCATTTCCTGTGTTACTGATGCTTCAGTATCATAATAGATTACTCCGGCGTGATCGTTTTGTTGTAAAAAGTTATTGACCATTCCTAGAGCAAAGAAAGTCTTTCCCGTTGCTTCTTCACCAGCGAGAGCAGTGATTTTGTTATTTGACACACCGCCGTAAAGACTGCCACTGATAAGAGCATTAAGAATGAAACACCCAGTATCAACCCACCCAGAAAACTCAGAAGAATTACCACCATCGGATAAAAGATGAGTGTTTTCATCGTTGAGTTCCTTCACGATTTGTTTAAAAAAATCAGACATTATTTCTCCTCAAAAAAAGATCCATTTAGAATCGCTTCAACTTTTTCCATTTGTTTTTGAATGATAGGACCACGATCAGGCCAATGGATATACTCCTGGTTTTGTGTCCTATACAAACTTGAAAGCAGCGGCATAACAATCTTTGCCATCTCATTCACTTTCTGATTGGCAACACTGTCTGCTAGTTGCTTTCGTTCTTCTACAATATTCTCATTATCATATATCAATCCAAGTAATTTGTCAACTTTTTTTTCCATATTTCTGAGACTATCTAACTTTGTTTCAAGTCGTTGTTCAAGCGATGCCAAATCATCTTTAGCAGCAAGAGCAGGTTTATCTGCTCTAACCAAGTCTTCTTCTTCAATGACCTTCTTACGATATGTGTCCTCATCGACGGCTGTAAGACCAGAAGTCCATCCGGTCATATCCATATCGTCCCAAATATTCTTACTCATGAGAAAAGAAGTCCTCCAAGTTGTTTTGTTTCTCAGCATTCCAGCCCATTGCGTCAAGAATAATCTTAATCGGATCTAGGAAAGTTTTCTCAAACTGTATATCATAGTCAATGTATTGCGTCAACTCAAATTCTTTCGGCAACACAGTTACAAATCCTATAACATTCTCTATGATGGGATTTGGCATTTTCAGATACAGAAATTTCATCTTATTACCAGATTGGATCTGCTCATACTTACTAGTTAACTTATGTTTCTTCAATTGGTCATTGTATAATAGTGCAGCACGAACATGAATTGGTGTACCAGATTTATATAGACTTGAGCTATCTTCAAACTTTCGAACATCTGATATACCACGAGGAAAAGCAATTTCTTCTGGTGTCAAATTGATCCATTTTTCTCGTAACTCTTCAATCCATTTCTGAACTTCATCTTCACTTTGAGTTATTACCTTCTTCAGTGTATCCATAATCAACTCTTTGACTATTTGCGGAGTAGAAGAACGAACGGCTTCAATACCAGTCACCTTCAACTTTGGTTCTGCAAATCTCACTCCTTCACTGTCCCAAACATGTGCAATGTATCGTTTCTTCGCTGTCCAGATGGCTTTATCGGCGATGATTTCACGTTTCATCACCATTTTCTGTTGTGGCGCTTTCATATAGTCAGCAAGTTGTTGATATCCTTTGTCTAGATGTTTCTCAATTTCTCCTGATGCTTTGTTTAGAAAGTCTACGATCTTTGTCTTGTTTGTCTCATTCGGTAGTATCTTCTCTACCAATGGACCCATGTTGAGATACACAGAATCGGTATCAATCGCAATCACATAGTCTTCGTTAGTCTTCAATATATTATTTAGATATTCATTAAGAATCTTCTCAGCCCACCTAATAGTATACTGACCTGATACAGTTATTGCCTCTGCAACACGTTGATCAAAAAATCTGAAATATTTATTTGCTAACGCTCCATAGAAAGAGTTCATTGCAATCTTGATAGCCATCTGGTTGTTGTCGAGAATGGATATCTCTCGTTCAATACTTTTAGATTTTTCCTTCTCATATCTCTGTTTTGCGTCTATCATCTTTTGTTTGATAACAACTCTTTCATCGTAATATGATTGAATAACCTGTGGGATGATACCTTCTATGTCATTACGAAACAACTGACCTGTAGCAGTAATACACATTCCATTTGGTATATCTAAATCAGGCATCTCTAGTAGTTTATCAACGTTTACTCCAGATACAATATCATTTACTACAGTCTCTGGACTCATATTGTATTGCATAATGAGATGTGGATATAGAGAGTTTAGATCAAAGGAAACCACCCAATCATGAAGACCTATTTGTGGTTCTTTTACATAACCACCTTCGATTGTATCATACTGTGAAACAGTCTTAGGCGGTACAACAATCTTTCTAGATTTGAACTCATTATATAGAATAGCATCCCAAATGCCAACGGTCTTCAATGTCTCGCCAAGAGTACACTTAGCACGATAGGCCATTGTAAGTACCAAATCGATTAGACCAAGTTTGTCCTCAATCTTATCAACAAGTTCCACATCTTTTACATTATACTCCACAAACTTTTGATAGTCGTGTTTGTATAACATATGCAAGGAACCATATTCACTATAATCCAATTTCTTCTCGCCTAGAATCACATTAGCGATATGATCCAGTTTATAGGACTCTTGTTGTCCTAGTGTGTTGTATGTAAATTTTTTGAACACATCGATATAATCCAACTGTGTGATACCAACCAGATTGTACCTTAGATGTTCCACACCAGCTATGAAAAGATTATTTTGATTGACAAGTTTCCAAGGTGACAGAGACTTTACCATATCCTCACCAAAGATTCTTGCAATACGATTTACAAGATAAGGTACATCGAAAAATTCTGAATACCATCCAGTAAGAATATCTGGAACATGGTCAGCCCAATAATCAATGAAATCTAATAGGAGTTCTCTCTCGTTTTTGCATTTACGATAGAGAACAGACATTCCGCTTTTGTCTGGATTGAAGTCATATAATCCCCATGTGTGGTAGATAGTACCGTTATTGTTCTTGATAGTAATGGTAATGATCTCATGTTTAGCATCACGTGGTTCTGGAAATCCGTCTTCTGATGCTACCTCAATATCAATTGTACAGATATTGATACGAGTACGATCATACTTGATTGTCTTAGGAAATGCGTCTGAAATGAATTGATGGACATAGTTGGTTGTTCCATACACCGTGAAGTTATCTACATCGGCATACTTGTCCATAAACTCTTTACAATCTCTCATAGATCCAGGTTGTACAGAATCTACAGTACGTCCATCGAGAGTATTCCATGTACCCTTTGGTGATGGAATGTAAAGTGTTGGTTCAAACTTGACCTTCTTAGTAATCTGTGTCTTGTTATTGTAACCACGAAACAGAATCTGATTACCGTATCGATCTACATTAGTGTAAAAAATGATAAACCTCCTTAAAAAAATGGGAGAGCATTGCTACTCTCCCATTATAGTCTATGGAGTTATATATGTCAACTTAAAACTTTATTGACCCAACTTACTCCGACGAAATAACCGAGGGCCATTACAAGCACTCCTACTGAGAAGATTAGTTGACCTTCCATTAGATATATCCCTTCCTAGTATAGATTGAGTAGTGTTGAGTATATCCGTTAGCGATAAGTTTCTGTCGTCTTTCGAGTTCAGCGTGATCCTTAGCGCCGCTTAGAAAATCTTCTTCCCAACTGTATGAGAAAAACTTTTTTACCTTTGAAAATAACTTACTCATTTAGTAACTGTGTTGCCTCCTTTGTCTCTTCTTTAGCCGTGTTAATGCTAACTTTCCTCGGCTTCTTATGGTCTGGAATGATGTTTTCGAGGAAGACCTTGAGCATTCCGTTGACAAGAGACGCATCCTTAACTTCGATTGTGTCAGCGAGGTTGAACGTCCGTGAGAAGACACGATTAGCAATCCCCTTATGTAAGAAGTTATCGTTATCGTCAGATGTCTTACCTGCAATCTTCAAGACATCGCCATCAATCTCAATTTCGATATCAGACTTAGAGAAACCAGCAACAGCAATCTCAACGATATATTTGTTCTCTTCGACCTTACGAATATTATAAGGCGGATACGATGGAACGTTCTTTGATAATGTATCGTTGAATTCATGAAGACGATCATGAATTCGGTCGAAACCAACAAAGAATGGTGAATTTAATAGGGAAAGAATGTCTTTAGTCATCTTTTGACCTCCTAATTTAGCAAGGTTATGTTATTATGATACCCATTTGGCGTATCACGATTTTATTTATAGCAGATATTCTAAAAATGCAATTACATTTAAGAATACCTGCTATACGGTTTTGTTATAACTCAGTTAGAGTTACAACGGACATAGTTGTTTACAACTTGGCAGTTGTAAGGATTATTCTGTACCTGATTTGCACGATTCTCAGCACCAGATCCATTATTAATAATGATTGGTGTGCCATCATAGTTATAACGAGGCTTGCCAGATTGATCATTCAAACGAGCTTGGTTTACGTTAAGACGTTCACGATTCACATCAATATTCTGAGTGTTCTGATAAATCCGACGACCATTTTGATCAATCTGAACACTGTTATTTTGAATGTTCTGGCGATTGTCATAAGGCATCGTCATAGACTTACCAAACAAACCACCAAGCAATCCACCACCGAGAACACCACCGACAGTAGCGAGCTTCTTACCTTGACCCTTGCCGATAAACTTGTTCGCAGCAAGACCACCACCGGCAGCTCCTAGAAGCCCACCAACGGTAGTACCAACATCAGTAGTCTGACAAGCACTCACACTCAAACCTAGAACCGCAACAGCGGCAATCATTGACTTACGCATCATATTTCTCCTTGTTTGCATAATCACAAAGTCAACTTACTCTACTAATATAGTATCATTCGTATTAAATGTCAACCCTTTTTTTCACTAATTTTGAGATTTTTTAACTTTTCTTCAAAAAGGTCCAATTGTAGACGTAGAAAGGAAATTTGTTTATGGACCGACAAAATCCCTTCTTCGTCATAACTTTCGTCGTGAAGATATTGGTGGGAATCCAAATTTTTTTCTAATAGTTTCAATAACGATACAGCGGGAAATTCAATATCATTGTCATCAAGTCCAAACCAAATAGTGGTTTGAATATCACCAGTATCGTTTAACCACAAATCTGAATTAACTGTTAAAGACCTTGTATTCATAAAAAAACGCTCCTTTCAAGTTATCACTTCTTTCTACCAATACTATACTTTGCCACTAACTCCCATTCTTTCTTTTCTTTATAGGGAAGAATTTTAATTTGATTTAAAGGAGCAACAGGATTTGTAGTCTTTGTAGAATCTACAAGAGTCACTAGGTCCCATTGTTCTAATAAATTGGCAATCGCATTACGTCTACCAATGTCTGACTCATTTTCGATGAAGTCAGAAGGCTTACCGTCAAGTGCGAATAGTTCTTTGAAATGTACGATGAAGTATCTGCCTTGTTTGTGCAGAATATGACAAGACTGATATAGTTTCTTATCTTTACGAGATGCTACACCAATGCGTGTTAGTGTCTCTTTTACTTTTAGAAAGTCATCTTCATTCTTTAGATGTACTTCTACCATATTACTTAATTCGGTCATTATTCATTCCACCTCTCATCAATTTTGTTTTTATTGTTACAAGTTGTTCATCATCTAAAATTTTGAGTGCTTCCTTCGCCTTATTGACCGAGTATCCATAATAATCGATCACCGCTTGTAAGTCCTCGTCACTAGTATTCTTATACCATTTCGAAAAGCGTTTACGTTTTCTCACAATATTTATTAGAAACGAATATTGTAGTAAATGGTCTAGATGAGAGTTCATATTCATCATATTAGCATACTGTACCGTATCTGGAAAGTATGATAGTGACTTATTTGTTAGATAAGGATTATAAGTTTTCTCCGCTAGTTCTGGGTTATCAGAATTGGTAATGATATCTTTCTTACCTAGATTGATATCGTTTACAAAATCAAATGGTTTCATGACCATTCGCAATCTGTCATGATTTCTAG